CGGCAACGGTAACTCCTAGCAAACTAGCAACATCGGCTAGCATATGCTCTGGCAAATCGCGCCCGTTTGCTAGCATTTCAGACAAATAGCCACGACTTTTCCCAAGCTCTGTACTAATATGCGTGAAGGCAATTCCTTTTTTCTTTGCTATTTTCTTGGCTTTTTCAACATATCGCACACAAATCACACCGTTTCTTTGTGCATATTGCTAATTCGCTAGAAAATGCTAGAAAACTATTTACATCTAGCATAAATGCTAGTATAATAGACAGCATAGAGGGCAACAAAGAACCAAGCCCCCTAAAATCCAGCGGACTAGCTAAAAATATGCTGTTATAAATCTCGCAAGTTCATAGTAGCATATTTTCTAGCAATAGTCAACTAGAAAGGAGCTTTTGCTAGGTGAATATTTCGAAAATTGATGCGCTGTGCCGAAAAAACAATATTTCTCGCACAATCCTTGAGGAACGCGCCGGAATCTCAAACGGCGCACTTGGCAAGTGGGAGAAATCGCCTTACGGCCCCAGCATCACGACGCTAAAGAAAGTGGCTGACTATTTCGGCGTGCCGATTGATTACTTGCTAGCCGATAACTAGAAAGATGGAGACGGCTGTAAGTGAACTGATCGCGGAAAGAAAGGAGTGACCACCATGACAAACCTTGCTTTTACGGCTCTTATCAAAAACAAGGGCTACAACAAACAGCGCCTTGCAGATGTCTGCGGCTTGTCTAAAACGCAGATGTCAAACCGCATTAACGGCGCCAATGATTGGCGCTGGCCAGAGGTTGGAAAAGCATGCGCCGCACTGGGCATCACGCTTGACGAATTTGCAACGTATTACCCGGTGGCGGATGTGCGCAAATCTTCTGCCGCTATGCCTACCCGTGAAGAGCACATCGACAACGTGCTTGCAGAACTCCGTGCAATCCTTGTTTAGCTATGGATTTGCTCGGCGTTGCGTGGCAGCGGCATGGCAACGATAAGCAGGGGCCAAGCGCAGCTGCGCGTCGTTTCGCAGAGGCTATGCGCCTCCCCGCGGCGCGGCGTTACGCAAACCGTCGCATCGGCATAGATGTGCAAGGCAATGATAAGGAATAGCTATGCATTGCAATGGAAGTACATAGCACAGCAAAGGCATAGCTCGGAATAGCTGCGCAAGGCAGAGGCAGGGTGCTGCAATTCGACGCGAAGGCATTGCATTGCGACGCGATGGCATGGAATGGCACGACGTTGCTTGGCATAGGCATAGCATTGAGATTCGACGCGAAGGCGCCGAAAAGCAACCGATTCTATTAAAAAAGGAGACAACCACCATGAAAGTAAAAATCACCCTATTGGAAGAAGTTCTCGGTTCTTCCCCAAGTAATGAAGAACTTCTCGCAACTTACATTGCCAGTAAGGCACCTACCAGCGACCTCACCACCGAAGAAGTGGACAATATCAAGGCCCAGAACGCCGAAGACCGCATTACGGTATTCCCCAAAACCGCTGACGGCACACCGTTCCTGTACGACTATCAGGTAAAAGGCATGTTCAAGGACAGCTGCAAAATGCTTGCCAAAGCTGGCAAGGCTGGCTATGCAGGCGGCAAGGCTTGCGCATCCATCAAGGCGTACAAGCAGGCTATTGATGGACTCATCTTCGTAACCCCGCGCGAGATTCCCTACGACCTGCACGGCATGAAGGTTGATTTTTGCGAGCGCCCCCTGCGGGCGCAAACTCCGATGGGCGAACGCGTCAGCATCGCAAAGTCGGAGAGCGTTCCCGCAGGTGCAACAGCAGAATTTGAAATCGAATGTCTCGACCCTAAGCTTGAAGACATGGTTCGTGAGTGCCTCGACTACGGCGCAAAGCGCGGTCTTGGGCAGTGGAGAAACAGCGGCAAGGGCCGCTTTGAATGGGAGGAAATCAAAGAATGATGACCAAAACAAAAACGCCGCCCCGGTGCACCACCACCGAAACGGCAAAAAAACAGAGCATCGCAAAAAGCTCTAACTGTATTATATCACTTCCCCGTGCCGCCGTCAAGCTGGCAATCACCGCAGATTTGGTGCTGCTGCTGGCTGCGCTCGGTTCTCTCAACATCCCCACCACCATCGTCGCCCTGCTGGTGCTGAATCTGCTGTGCGGACTGTATTTTAAGGAGGCATCCCGCCATGAAGAAATTTGAACTTATTTCCGAATTTGTAACGAACGTTTTCGGGAAGAAGCTGTTCCGTATTAAGGCTCTCGTCTCTTTTGGCGACGTAAGCGCTGGCGAACTGGGAGGTTTTGTTGAAAAAGAAGAAAACCTCTCCAACAATGGCAATGCCTGGGTCTCCGGCAATGCGCGGGTCTCCGGCGATGCGCGGGTCTCCGGCGATGCGCTGGTCTCCGGCAATGCGCAGGTTTCCGACAATGCCTGGGTCTCCGGCAATGCCTGGGTCTCCGGCAATGCGCGGGTCTCCGGCAATGCGCGGGTCTCCGGCAATGCCTGGGTCTCCGGCGATGCGCTGGTCTCCGGCAATGCAGACTTTTCCGTCGTTACAGGCTTTGGTCGATGTTTCCGCGCGACCACATTTTTCCGATGCAAGGATAAAATTCTCCGCGTACAGTGTGGTTGCTTTTATGGTGATTTGGCGAAGTTCCGTGAGATCGTCAAGAAAACTCACGGCGACAGCAAATACGCCAAAGAGTACCTTGCGATTGCCGACTTGATGGAGCTGCATTTTTCTGATGAGGAAGAAAATCAGGAGGCCGACAAATGACTAGCTTTTGGGGCCATCAAGACAACCCCTTTCCGCCCTATGATGATGAACCGATTGGAACGGACGCTGACGGCGTACCGTACTACGAGGGCGACGAGATTGTAGACATCGACGGCGCGATTTACCGCTACGATGATTTGGACGTGAAAACAGTTTTGACCGCGCTCGGCATCCCGATTGCGGTTGCAGCAGAGGGATAAAGATGACTTGCGAGAGAATGAGAACCGCATTTGAGGACAACGCCCCTGATAAATACCAGAAACACTTTCAGGCCATGCAACAGATTATACATGACCGCTCTACGCCAGACTTCATCAAATATCAGCAGATGCGAGACCTTACGCTTTCCGCTGAAACAGGGATGAGCCAGAGCATGCGCAGATTCGAATACATGGAGGTTTGACAAATGGAAACGAAAATGCCGGTAATCACGCTGAAACAGTTGCCCATTATCGAAGAGCATCTTCAGCTTGTGAAAGCCGATATAGAGACCCGCACGAAGAACGCGATGCAACTTGTTTGCACGGAAGAAACGCGCGGAGATGTAAAGAAAATCCGCACGGAACTGGGCAAAGAGTTTGCATCGATGGAAGAAGATCGAAAGCGCGTTAAAGAAGCCATCATGGAGCCGTACAACCGGTTTGAAGCGGTTTATAAGGACTGCATCTCCGACCCGTACAAGAAGGCAGATGCCGAGCTTAAGCGCCGCATTGATGAGGTAGAAGCAGGCTTGAAGGCCGATAAGGTCAAGGCCGTACAGAGCTACTTTGACGAGCTTTGCAAAGCAAATAATCTGCCCTGGCTGCGTTTTGAGCAGATGAACCTTAAAATCGGGCTTTCTACCAGCGTGAACGGCACAAAGGCCGCGCTTGCATCGACGGTTCTTAAAATCGCCGAAGAGGTGCAGGAGCTTTCCCGCCATGAGGACGCCGCCGAGTTGCTGGTTGAATATAAGAAATCGCTGAATGTTGCGCTTGCATTAAGTACGGTTCGCGCTCGGCATGAGCAAATCGAACTGCAAAAGCAGCAAGAGGCCGAGCGCCGCGCTGCACTGGAACAGCAGCAGGCGGCAGAAGAAAAGGTGCAGCAGGCCATTGAAGAAGCGCAGCAGGACGCCGCGCCGCCTGTTGAAGAGGTATCTGCACCTGAGGAAGAACAGCCAGCAGCCGTGCAGGAGCCGGAGGAAACACAGCCTGCCGTCTATGAAGTAAAGTTTGCCGTTCGCGGCACCATCGAACAGTTGAAGAAACTGAAACAGTTCATTATGCAGGAGGGTATGAGCTATGACGACATCTAATCAAATGGTACAGCAGAAAATGCCTTTTTCCGTGGCGGTAAATACACCGTCCATGCAAAAACTGATTGCTAACGCCCTGCACGACCCGGCTCGATGTGCACGGTTTACGGCAAGCATTGTGAGCGCGGTATCGGTTAATCAGGAATTGCAAAACTGCGACCGGAATACCGTTATTTCCGGCGCGTTGCTGGGCGAAAGCCTTAACCTTTCCCCGTCCCCGCAGCTTGGACAGTATTATCTGGTTCCTTTCAACAACAAGAAAAAAGGCATACAGGATGCGCAGTTCGTGCTTGGATATAAGGGTTACGTTCAGCTGGCATTACGCAGCGGTCAATACAAGAGCATCAATGTTGAGATCGTAAAGCAGGGTGAGTACAAAGGCCGCGACCCGATGACCGGCGATCCCCGCTTCCAGTTCCTTGAAGATGATGACGAGTGGGAGCGCCTGCCTGTTATCGGATACATGGCAAGCTTTGAATATTTGAACGGATTCCGCAAGGTGCTGTACTGGTCGAAAGAAAAAATGATGAACCACGCTGACCGATATAGCGCAGCATTCAGCCGCAAGGCTTACGAGAATCTGATTGCCGGGAATATCCCACAGGGCGAGATGTGGAAATACAGTTCTTTTTGGTACAAAGATTTTGACAGTATGGCAAAAAAAACAATGCTTCGGCAGCTGATTTCCAAATGGGGCATTATGAGCGTTGATATGCAGGTCGCGTATGAATCCGACAGCCGTGTGATTGATGAAACAGAAAGCGGCCAGCTTGTACCGCAGGTTGAGGAAGAATCGCCCCAGCAGCTTGAAGAGCCACAGGCAGCAGCGCAAATTCCTTCCCAGCCTGCTGAACCCAAGAAAATCGACTTGAGCAGCCTGTGAGATGGACTGCAAGATAATTTCAACTGGGAGCCAAGGGAACGCCGTACTCATTCAAAATTCAATACTGATTGATTGCGGCATTCCATTTTCTCAGCTGACAGACGATTACAAAAGCTTGAAGCTCGTATTGCTCACACACATCCACGGCGACCACTTCAACCCCGCCACGCTTCGCAGGCTCGCCAGAGAGCGGCCCACATTGCGTTTTGCGTGCTGTGTGTGGTTATGTGCAGCCCTCGTGAATGCTGGCGTTAAAATGAGCCAGATTGACGTGATACGAACAGAACGCTGGTACAACTACAAGAATCTGTGCAGAATTAAGGCGCAGGAAACAAAGCATGATGTACAAAATTGCTGCTGGCATATAGAGCTGCCGCAGCCTCCCGTTGAAAGATTGTTCTATGCAACCGACGCAAACAATCTGAACGGAATAACAGCCAAAGGCTATAATCTCTATCTCGTCGAAGCCAACTACACAGAAGCGGACATTAAAGACCGCATAGCCGAAAAGAAAATTAACGGCGAGTTTGTGTATGAAAAGCGCGTGATGCACGAGCATTTGAGTAAAGAAAAAGCCGACGATTGGCTATACCAGAACATGACAGCGCATTCCGAGTACATTTATATGCACTGCCATCAAGAGAAGGACAACTGAATATGGCTGAATTGAAATATATCCCTTTTTATCCCGGGTATATGGAAGATACGTCCGACCTTTCGGACGGTGAGTTTCGACGGCTTATGTATGCTCTTTGCGCTTATTGCGAAGGAGCAGAACGGCCCGAGCCTCTCACTGGCAAGGAAGTGATTGCGTATCGGTTCATCACCCGCAATATAAGGGCAGCTCAAGACCAGTACAACGCGAAATGCAAGGCAAATTCCGAAAACGCCAAAAAGCGAACGCAAGCGAACGTTAGCGAACGCAAGCGTTCGCAAGCGAACGTTAGCGAACGCAAGCGTTCGCAAGCGAACGATAGCCAAACAAGCCAATACAAAGAACAAAGAACAAAGAACAAAGAACAAAATATTACTACTACTACGACTACCGCGCAAGCGCGCGAAGGCTTGCAGCAGTGTGTCGAGTGTTACGAGCAGAACATCGGCGCACTTCCTCGTGCCGCATTTGATAGCATTGTGGGCTATCTGGAACAGGTAGGGCCTGACTTTGTTTGCGAGGCAATCAATCAGGCCGCTATTAACAATAAGCGTTCGTGGGGCTATGCGCAGGCGATTTTACGTGACTGTCTGCAAAAGAACATTACCACCCGCGCGGCGTATCTTGCCGAAAAAGAAGCCAGAAGCCAGCAGAAAGGAACATCACAACGGCAGCAGATGAAAACCACACAAGAAAAGCTGCGCGAAATTGCGAAAGGAGGCATAGCAGATGACTTATCAGCAGACGGCGGCGCTCCTGTCGCTGGCTATGAACTACTGGGATAACATTTGCAGCAAAACGAACGCCGAGGAAACTGCCAAAGCCTGGGCGGCGTCGCTTGCCGACGTCCCCTACAGCGCCGCACTGAAAGCTGTGCAGGAGCTTTCCAAAACGCACCGATTCAAGCCAACTGTAAGCGAGGTGCGGGAAGCTGCTGTCAAATACAGCGCATACAACGTCGCCGATAACTGGTCTATGCGCCTTGCATGGGACAGATACAAAGAGCTTGGTATCCCGCTGCCAAAGTGGTTTTCCGCTGGCGTGGTGCAGCTTGGCGATAACGCACCAGAAAGCTACAAGCTGGCGATATTGGAAAACTGCGATAGAGAAAGAATTTCATGTTGAGGTGAAAAATATGCTGAATGTTGTTGCAATCATGGGTCGCCTTGCGCGTGACCCGGAGCTTCGCCAGACTACGACGGGCAAGAATGTTGCGTCGTTCCGCATCGCCTGTGATCGCGGACGCCGTGACGCCAACGGCCAGAGCCAGGCAGACTGGCTGGACGTTGTTGCATGGGACAGGACGGCAGAGTTCGTCTGCAAGTATTTCCAGAAAGGCTCCCTGATTGCCATTGATGGCCGCTTGCAGAGCCGCAGCTATCAGGACAAGAACGGCCAGAACCGCACAGCCGTTGAAATCGTGGCCCAGAACGCGAATTTCTGCGGCAGTAAGGAAAGTACCAGCCCCGCCTCGCAGAACGCCGCACAACGCACGCAGGGTGAACCTGATGCAGCACCGCCCGCCTATTCTCAGGGTCAAGCCGATGATTTTGCCCTCATTGAGGATGAAGGCGACCTGCCGTTCTGATTATGAAACGCTTTGAAATCATCACCTACTCCCGCTCTACCGGCGACATCACCCACTCCAAGCGCCTGTATTCCAAACGTTGGAACGCCGAAGCCGCCCTGCGCACCGCAGGTTACACCCAAAATCCCCGCCTGCTGGACATTTTGTACAGCGAGAAATTTTACGCGAAAGTAAAGGAGATAGCACCGTGAAAGTATTAGTTGCCTGTGAAGAATCGCAGACAGTCTGCAAGGCGTTCCGAGAACGCGGACATGAAGCGTACAGCTGTGACATCCAGGAACCGTCTGGAGGACACCCGGAATGGCATATTTTAGGTGATGCCCTGAAAGCAATCGATGGGGGGCAAATCGTAACGATGGACGGCAAGGCTCATGATGTAGGCAAGTGGGATTTGCTGATTGCACACCCGCCTTGCACGCATTTGGCGGTTTCCGGAATGAGATGGTTTAGTGAGGGCGTAAAGCCCTTAAGCCTGAAATATGATGCGGCAGCGTTTTTTCTGAAGTTTGCCGAGGCGCCGATTGAACATATTGCGATTGAAAATCCTGTTTCGATTATGAGCACTCTATATCGAAAGCCTGACCAAATTATAAATCCTTGGCAGTACGGACACCCAGAGCAAAAGAAAACGTGCCTATGGTTAAAGAATCTTTCACTACTGCGCGAAACCAATAATGTGTACGAATACATGATGACATTGCCAGAAAAAGAGAGAGCCAGGATATGGTGGTTGGGCAGCGGTCATGCGAAAGAGAGGTCTAAAACATTTTTTGGTATTGCAAAAGCAATGGCAGAACAATGGGGCAGTTTATGATACAAAAATACATAATCTACGGCAAGCCAATCACCAAAAAAAACAGCCCCCGCATCGGATACGTTGGCGCACACTGCCCGGTATGCCATAAGGGCAAGTACGCAAAAGTTCTGCCAAGCGCAGCCTACTTGAAGTACGCAAGAACTGCCAAGATGTATTTAAAACCAGCGCCCAAAAATCCGCTGGACGGACGCTACAATGTCAAGTGCTTGTATTACATGCCTACACGGCACAGGGTAGATAAAACAAACCTTGAAAGCGCCATCATGGATATTCTGGTTGATGCCAGGATTTTGAAAGATGACAACAGCAACATCGTAGCAGCAACAGACGGCTCCCGCGTACTGTACGACAAATCCAACCCCCGCACCGAAATTTTTATCGATGAGATGCTGGACGATGAACAGCCCGTGTAAAGACTGCCCAGACCGCCATGCGCATTGCCACAGCGCTTGTAATCGCTACGGCGAGTATGCGGCCATGCTTGAAAAAATCCGCGCACAGCGGCTTGCAGATGCCGCAGCGGACGCGGCAGATGCAGAGCGCGGAATTAAAATCCGCCGCGATGTCAGAAAATACGGATTATATAAAACAGGAAAGAGTTGAAAGACATGAAAGCCAGACTTCATCCCACCCCGGCCATGCAAAAAGCCATAGACGCCTATGCAGAAGCTAAAATTCAGGGCATCCAGAGCCGTGCGCAGGAGGCCGTCATGAAGGAGCGCAACGACATTGCCACCCGCGCTACCTATCTGTGCCTGCTGGCATGCTATCAGGTCGGTCTTTCTCCCCGCACCCTGAAACGGATTCAGGATGCAATGACAGGCCCGGTAGCCGATAAATACAACGAGTACCGCAATGACCAGCTTGCCGACCTCTGGGCGCAGGTAACGCTACAAAGCATCGGCATTGAAGCACCCAAAACAAAGGAGCCGCTATGACCAAAACAAAATTCTGCAAGACCTGCGGGAAAATCATGTGGGATGTACAGCCCACAAAGCGCTATTGCGATTCCTGCATCCGCAAGCGCAATATCAAAAGCGCGCAGGCGTCCTACCAGCGCCGCAGGGATGCCGGTGGTTTGAAAAAAGGCAAGAAACCCGCTGCGCATCCCTGCCTGAAGAAAACCATAAAACCAATTGAGCAATGTACCCGCGAAGCCGCCGCCCTTGGCTTGACCTATGGGCAGTATGTAGCCCGCGGGTTGGATAAGGAGTAATCGCAATGGGATTTGATATTACAGTCAGCCGCTACGATGTGGGCAAATGTCCGCACTGCGGAAAGCCAATCAAAGGCACAATGCAAGACTATAAGTATTCCTGCGGGCGTGTCTGGAAAGAGTATCTCGAAAAAATAGGCTATTATGTGCCATATGAAATCCGCGAGAAAGAGCCAGAACGCGATTTTTATGGAAAAGATATGACGCTCACATCCGAACAGGCAAAAGACCTTGTAACTTTTGCAAGAGAACACGATGTATTCGGTTGGGTAAGCATTAAGATGCTGGTCGATTGCGCCATAGAAAACGGCGATTTTGTGGTTATAAACGCAGATTGGTAAGGAGTGAGACTATGGACGTAGTTGAATTTTTCAAGACGGTAAACAGATTGCGCAAAAATCAAAGATGCTGCAAGGAATGCCCCATCCATAAAAATGACGACATGGGCTGCATGGTTAGGGCCGACGACGATTCAATTAAAAGCATCGATGAAACAGTTTCAAAAGTCGAGCAATGGGCGAAAGACAACCCAATCAAGACTCGCCAGAGCGAGTTTTTGAAGTTGTTTCCCGATGCGGAAACGGATGAAAGCGGGATTCTTATTTTTTGCCCACGCAAATTTGACCCAGAAAATATAAATAGCGTACATTGCCATAGACATGGGTGTTTGGAGTGTCGCAAAGACTACTGGCTCACGGAGGTTACCAACAATGACTAACATCACAACCCTGCGCCCCGGCGAACACTTCATGTTCAAGAATTTTGAGTGGGTATGCCTTGATCCGAACCACCCTGACGGCGGCTTGCTGGCCATTATGGCAAAACCGTGGGCAAAAGATGTAAAATTCTGCCCAAGTGATAAATTTGCCGACTTGAAGGGCAACTGGAACAACTACCGCACCAGTAATGTGCGTGGGGTTCTATCTGATATGAATAATGCTGTTTTTGGTGGAACATGTCTACTGGCACATACCGTTGACCTTGTTGCAGACAACGGCGACAGAAATTATGGCACTGTACAGGACTTTATTTTTATCCTGACTTGTGACGAGTACAGAAAGTACCGTGAGTTCATCGGGCGCTACGACAGTTGGGTGTGGACTGCAACACCATGGTTTTGCGGTTACGAGGATTCCGACACGGGATGCGGCGCGGCTATGGTTCGCTCTGCGGATATTGGTGGTCGGTTTGGCTGTGTTGGTGCGTGTCTCAACGGCGCTGTCGCCCCGGCTTGCATTCTCAATCCCGAATCCCTCAATCTGCGCCAGAGCATGGCATTTGTAGAGGAGATAGCAGAATGAAAAAAGCACTATTGGCAACATTTTGTATAGCCGCTCTGTTCGTTCTGATTACCCTGATGCTCCCAATCAAAGAAAATCCTGTCATAGAAGAAACGACGGTCTCTATCCAGCAAGAAATCGTATATGCCTATAATTACTACTGAAATGCTTACAAACAATTACGGTGGTGTATATGACCACCAAAATTATATATGCTACGGCGTTCAGGACGGAGACAACATCCTCGATGAGGAAGACCGTGTGGATTGTGTAACGATGCGAAAATCAGAAAAAGACCATAGTTATATAGAATACTACTACGAGCGCAGCATCTACGAGGACGGTACATACTATGACAGATATACCGGAGCGGCCTTGTACTTAACCAATGATATGCTAAAAAACCTGAGGACAAGCAACTAGAGAGGGCATAAGAATGAGCACAATTTTAAGATATAAATATGTCACGACCAGAAAACCGCACATCTGTTTTGGTTGTGGTAGAAACATTTTATCACCTGCAAGAATGGCATCGGTGGCCTACGCAGATGGCGGAACTGCTATGTCTTATTATTTGTGCAAGACTTGCGACACGATTGTTTCCAGCATGAGATGGGGTGATGAATACGGGTTTGGTGAATTGCGCGAAGAAGCGTTGAAAATGGAAAGAGAGGCATACCAATGAGCACATACACGCCAACCGGCGCAAGCCAGCCAATTCAGCTGGATGAAAACAACAACTTCATTGACCCTGTTACCGGCGAACTGATGCATCAACTTACGGTAGAGGAAATGCCCCGCCACACGTTTGGTGCAGAGCTACACGCAACGGACGCGGTACGGCCTACAGCACATTGTATAAGCGATAGCGGCGTATGCTTTTGCGGAGCAATCCACTATTGCGCAGATTTTACGGACGGCGATGACGATTGCTGTTACTGGCAGCAGAAAGAGCCTGCCACACAATCCCAGGCGGATACGGAGGACATAGAATGAACCTTGGAACAGTTATAAAATGCTGTCCGCGCTGCGGCGGACGCATTGTTGTAAGCAATCTGTATCAGTACTCGCTGAATTATACAATGCGCAAGGATGGCAAAATTGGCAAACGCTGTACGCGCGGTGATGATGGGGCTATGGACGTGAGCCTTGCTTCTTGCGAAAATTATAAAACCTGTGATGCACGATGGGAAGAAGAAGAATTTTTCGTTGAACCTGACGGAACTTTTTACGACTATAAGTACAGCGAGGATGAATAAATGGCAATCAGTAAAAAGACCCGCGTTGCGGTGTACAAGAAATTTGACGGTCATTGCGCTTACTGTGGCCGCCACATTGCCTACAATGATATGCAGGTAGACCACTTCAAGCCGCAGAGGGCGTGGAACCCAGAGGATTCCGGCACGGACGACATTGAAAACCTTATGCCGTCCTGCCGCATGTGCAACCATTACAAACGCGCCCACGACCTTGAAACATTCAGACGATACATTGCAGAGATTCCGCGAAAATTGCAAGAAAACTACATTTACAAGATCGGCATCGCTTACGGCAATGTGCTGGAAAATCCGAAAGCGATCAAATTCTATTTTGAGAAAGTGAGGGATAACCATGAGACTGATTGATGCAGAGGAAAAGAAAGAACCCACGGAGGTGAACGCAGATGACTGACTGGGAAAGCGTTAAAGACAGACTTCCACAAGCAAAACAAATGGTTCTTGCATACGAAGCAGCGTTTGATTCTATGTCTATGGCGTTCAGACTTCCGAACACAGAAGAATTTATCAACGCGGGCGATTATTACGCTCTGGACGCCGTCACCCACTGGATGCCGCTCCCCGAACCCACGGAGGTGACCCCAGGACAAAACAGCAACTAGTTGATGAATACGCCCGCGAACATCTTTGCGCGACATGCGAGTGGAAGAATGACAATATTTGCACGCTGCCGCGCTGCATGAAAATGGAAGAAAGGAGCAAAAATGAGAGAAAGACCGCTCAACCTAGATGAATATGGAATTTCAAAAGAAAGATACCTTGAATTAAAGCACTTTTGCAAAAGATACGCTGAAATGCGGTTGGAAATTGCTAGTGCAAGAGGTCTTGATGCGGTTTCAAATGACGGTTTGCCGCACGGAAACGGAAAGGCAGACCCAACAGCTAGAAAGGCTGACAGAGCGCTAAAGTTAAGCACAGATGTCCGAATCATTGAGGACGCGGCAAGAGAAGCAGACCCCTTAAACTGGTGCGCTCTGTTGAAAAACGTAACAGAGGGAACGGCTTACGAATACCAGCCTGTGTATTGCGGCAGACGGCAGTTTTACGAAAGCAGAAGAAAATTTTTCTGGCTTTTGGACAAGAAAAAAGGGTAACTGTGGGGACGTTGTCAAGTGGTATTATGAATATGCTGGAAACTGTAAAGAGGGTACATTACAGTCCATAGCAAAACCTCCTATTCTCGATACTGACAGCCGGGAAAGACCGGCATTTTATTTGCTGCATAGCCAGCCGCAAACTGGGACTGACCAGTCAATACGGCAAGGGCGCTGCGTTCCGAAGCAACGGCGCGGCAAAGGTGCAAGACCTATGTGCAGTACCAGAGGGCAGGGTCGCAACCTGTCTGTGTGAGCGTGCGCGGTATACCTCACAAATGATGACAATGGTCGTGCAAACGGCAAGCCGCACATGCCCTTGTAGCTCAATGGCAAGAGCCTTGGTGTGCCGGTTCAAGTCCGGCTGAGGGCACATGCTGGGTCGCTCCCACCGGTGAAAGCCCGGCGCAGGCTATTGTAAGGCGAGGTGATAAAGTGGCATCAAGAAAAAATCCGGTGGGCGCACCACCTAAATACAGAAGCGTAAAGGCAATGCAAGAAAAGATTGATGCCTACTTTGAAGCCTGCAAAGGACAGCCGTTCTTAGACGATAACGGCGAACCGATGCGAAATAAAAACGGCTATATCATCTATGACGATAAAAAGCCACCTACTGTGACAGGATTGGCGCTTGCACTTGGTTTTGCATCAAGGCAGGCGCTTTTGAATTACCAAAATAAACCAGAGTTCAATGACACGATTACGCGTGCAAAGACCCGTTGCGAACAATACGCCGAAGAAAGACTGTATGACAAAGACGGCTCCGGCGGCGCACAGTTCAGCTTGCGAGCAAATTTCGGATGGCAGGATAAGCCGGAACAACAGCAGGATAGCGAGGTGCTAATCATAGATGACTTGTAAGCTATCTGGCGTTGTTTCCCCTTGCTTTTCTAAAGTCCACCGTGAAATCAAGGCGGGCAATGTAAAAGAGCTTGTCGCAAAGGGCGGGCGCGGCAGTACAAAATCCAGCTATATTAGCATAGAGCTAATTTTGCAGCTGCTAAAGCATCCGCAATGTCACGCGGCGGTTTTCCGCAAGGTCGGAAACACACTGCGCACAAGCGTTTATGCGCAAATCGTTTGGGCTATCAATGAGCTTGGATTGCACGACCATTTTCGCTGCACTGTATCCCCTATGGAATGCACCTATTTGCCAACTGGGCAAAAGGTGCTTTTTTTCGGTATGGATGACCCAGGCAAGGTCAAATCGGTGAAGATGCCGTTTGGCTATATCGGGATTGCTTGGTTTGAGGAGCTAGACCAATTTGACGGCGCAGAGCAGATACGAAATGTTGAGCAGTCGTGCTTGCGTGGAGGTAACTGGTCAATTACATTCAAGAGCTTCAACCCGCCTGCAATGGCCCGCAACTGGGCGAACGGCTACGCTTTGCAGCCCCGCAAGGGAAAGCTAGTACATCATTCCACCTACAAAACAACGCCCGCAGAATGGCTCGGAGAGCGGTTTCTGGCCGATGCTGAATATTTGCAGCGCACAAACGAAACGGCCTACCGACACGAGTATCTGGGCGAGGTTGTCGGCAGCGGCACAGCGGTATTCGAAAACCTGAAAATTCAACCAATCACAGACGAGCAGTTGAAAACATTCGACAGAATCAAGCGCGGCGTTGACTGGGGCTGGTATCCTGACCCATGGGCATACAATGCAATGCACTATGACGCAGCGCGGCGCACGCTGTACATCTTCGATGAACTGACACGGCGCAGAACCAGCAACAGGGACACTGCGCAACTGCTTTTGGATAGAGGGCTGACGCGTGAGGATAAAGTCTGCGCGGATAGCGCCGAGCCAAAATCTATTGCTGACTATAACAAGTACGGCGTAAAGACGTTCCCAGCCCGCAAGGGGCCGAAATCGGTTCGGTATGGCACAAAATGGTTGCAAATGCTGGAAGCTATTGTCATTGACCCGGAACGATGCCCGGATACTGCAAAAGAGTTCAGCGAGTATGAATACGAGCGGGACGGCAAGACGGGTGAAGTGCTGGAAGGCTACCCGGATTTGAACAACCATCACATTGATGCAGTGCGTTATGCGATGGAAAGCACAGCGAACAAGGCGGGGGACACCGCCGAAACCAGATACAAGAGCATTTTCGTGTAAAGGCGGTGAGAAGACGTGAAAACATACCAAGATTTTGTAGCGGTTGGCGAGGACGAAAAAGCCCGCATGAGTTTCATACTTGGCGCAATCAATGAGTATAAGGCCGACCATAGCACACGCCTTGCAGCGAACGCCAACAAGTATTACCACGGAGAAAACCCTACAATCAACAAATACGAGAAAATCATTTACGACATGCAGGGCAAGGCGCACCGTGACATGTACACGGCAAATCACAAGATTGCAAGCAAGTTTTTTGGCTTGGTCGTAGACCAAGAAGTTTCGTATTTGCTGGGCAACGGCGTTTCATTTCAGGAACCGGAGACAAAAAAGGCGCTGGGTGCGACGTTTGACGAAGATATTATGGACGCTGCCCGCCATGCTTTGATTGACGGGCAGTCTTTCGTGTTTTGGAATCTCGACCATGTGCAGGTGTTCGCAGCAGAGGAATTTGTTCCTCTATACGACGAGGAAGACGGCTCTATTAAAGCCGGAATCCGTTTCTGGCAGGTGGCAGACAATAAGCCGCTGCGCGCCACGCTGTACGAGCTTGACGGTTACACAGAGTATCTAAAGCCCAAAAGCGATGATATGGCGATTCTCAAGCCGAAACGCGCATACAAGTTGAAGCTGCGCACCAGCGAGGCAGACGGCACAGAAATTTATGACGGTGAGAACTATCCCGGATTTCCTATTATCACGCTGAAAAACGGCGAGAAGGCCCACAGCGAGCTACAGGGGCGACAGAATACCATTGACGCGCTCGACCTTGCTAGCTCCAACATGGTAAACAACGTTGACGAAGGCAACCTGATTTTCTGGGTTCTGACCAACTGCGGAGGCATGGACGAGCAGGACGACACAAAGTTCATTGAGCGTCTGAAAACGACCCATGTAGCCCATGCTGACGGTGAAGAGGGCGCGAAGGCCACGCCACAGAGCATCGAAGCGCCGTTTCAAGGCACGCAGGCGACTATTGATATGCTCACCAAAAAGTTATACGAGGACTTTCAGGCCTTTGATTCTGCCGCTGTCAGCGCTGGCAACCAAACTGCAACGGCCATCAAGGCCAGTTATGTGCCACTCGACCTGAAAACGGACAAGTTTGAAAGCTGCGTAACGCGCTGCATCAAGGGCATTTTGGCGGTTGCCGGTCTTGATGACGAGCCGACATACACGCGCAACCAGATTATCAACAAGCAGGAAGAGTCGCAGACGGTCTTGCTCGGAGCAGAATATTACGACGACGAGTACATCACGCGCAAGCTATTGACCATTCTCGGAGACGCAGACCAGTACGAGGATTTGATGAAGCGAAAGGCGGCAGAGGAGGTAGACCGTACAATTACCAACCAGCCACCTAACGAGCCGCAGAACCAGCCGGGAGAAGGAATGAACGGCAATGGCGAAACCTGATTATGCCCACAGAATGACCGACGCCGAGCTTGCACAGCTTGAGCGTCGCATTTCTGCTATATACCAACAGGCAGCAGACGAACTGTCAGACACGGTAAACGCTTACTTTGAGCAGTTCGAAAAGCGAGACGCAGCCATGAAAGAAAAGCTGGATGCAGGCGAAATTACAGACCAGCAATACAAGCAATGGCGGCTTGCGCAGATAGGACGAGGCAAGCGTTTTACGGCGCTGCGGGACAAGGTGGCAGAAAGATACACTTATGCCAATGCAACGGCTGTGGCCTATGTCAATGACGCCACGCCGGGCATTTACAGCTTGAACCGCAATTACGCTGCTTACAAAATTGAGCAGGTTTCCGATAAAGCAGATTTTACGCTGTGGGATGAGCAGACTGTGAAACGCTTAATCGATGAACAGCCTGACTTGATGCCATATTACCAGCCAAAGCGTGCATTGCAGCGCGGCATTGACCTGAAATACGGAAAGCAGCAAATTACAGCTAGTGTCACAAGCTCCATTCTGCAAGGCAAAAGCATACCGAAAATAGCCAACGACCTGCAACAGCGTATGCGGGATATGAGCCGTGCAAGCGCTATCCGAACCGCCAGAACGGCAGTCACAGCGGCGCAGAACGCGGGACGGCTAGATACTTACCGCGCCGCACAAGACATGGGCATAAAGCTCAAAAAGCGCTGGCTGGCAACGCTGGACAACCGCACACGCCACGCCCATGCAATGCTTGACGGCCAGACAGTAGACGTTGACAAGCCATTTAAGGTTGACGGTTACGAGCTTATGTATCCCGGTGATACTTCTGCCCCGGGCTATCTTGTGTATAACTGCCGATGCACCCAAATTGCAGAGGTTGACGGCGAGGATACAAGCAGCGGCGGCAGACGCGCCAGAAACCCCAAAACGGGGGAATCTGTTCTTGTGGGAGATATGACCTATGCAGAGTGGGCGGGGTGGAAAAAACAGAACCAACCGAAAATGCCAAGATTCACACCCGCCACAACAATAGAAGAAGCACAGAAATACGCCGACAAATTTGTTGAAAGTTATAAGACCAAGTATAGCGGAAAGGTTGATTACAGCGGCATTGATATTGAATATGCGAATAAAATGAACCGCGCATTTACCGAAGTGCTTGAACAATATGCTGTGCCAAATAAGTTGCGAAATATCGTGCCTTTCAACATGAGAGAAAAGCGCTTCAAAGATACAACAGCAGAAGCTGCATATCAATGGGGTCTTTCTGATTTCTATTACAACAAAAAGTATTTAAAGTCGGCAAAGACAATGGCTGCGCACAAAAAAGAATATGCAGATTTACTTGAAAAAGTATTGCCAAACATTGACAAAGCAATAGAGATCAATGATGGGAAAAGCAACGCTACGGCAACATTGCAGCTGCGTTATCTAAAAGCCCTAAAAAACACTGGCAGGACAAATGTATTTGAGCCGGATGCCTACGGTACAACGATTCATGAGCTTGGCCATTACCTTGATGACCAAATTTTTACGAAGGCCGCAAAAGAATCCGGGCTGGATATTACAGAAAGCTTTAACAATTATTCTGGAAAAATTTCTGCATATGCGACAAGCAGTAGGCAAGAATACGTTGCAGAAAGTTTTGCAGCGTATTGGAAAGGCGAAAAAGATATAATTGACCCCAAACTGTTTGACTTGTTTGAAAGGCTGAAAAATGGGAAATAATGAATACATCATATATGATATTTTGGAACCGTTAAAGGCTATTGCAGAAAGTTTGAGCAATGAAAATCACACTTGAAGACCACAGCGCCGAGGTATTGGAAGCGCTAAACGCTGCTTGCCTAAAGGCACTTGAAGAATGCGGACTTGTGGCAGAGGGGTACGCTAAAAAGCTATGCCCTGTTGACACAGGCAACTTGCGCAACAGCATTACACATACTGTCAGCGACGGCGAAAAAGCCGCATATGTCGGCACAAATAGCGAATACGGCGTATACGTTGAGTGCGGAACCGGCATATATTACCCCGGCGGCAGACAAACGCCGTGGACGTATCAGGACGAAAAAGGCAATTGGCATCTGACGCACGGGCAACGGGCAAAGCCTTTTATCAAGCCTGCCGTTTCCGAGCACGGCGAACAGTACAAAAGAATAATCGAAGCAGAGCTGAAAGGCAAATAAGCCTCTCGGCTCTTTTTATTAGTGGTAATTGCAAATTTTGCAACTGCCACTTTTTTATACCCAAAAAATGTTTCCTTTCAAATTATCTGAAAGGAAACATTTTTACAAACTTTTTGCAAAAACAGCAAAGAAGCGCTGTTTTTATATAAAACGCAAATGTCGAAGAACTGACACCGAAGAAAAGGAGCGAAAACATTGGCTATTACTCGTAAGCTGCTGAAAGGTATGGGGCTGACCGAAGAGCAGCAGGACACTATCATTGAAGCCCACACTGACACCGTAAACGGTTTGAAAGCTGACATTGACCGCTATAAAGCCGATGCGGAAAAACTTCCCGGCGTTCAAAAGGAACTGGACGACCTGAAAGGAAAGGGCGATGACGGTTACAAGGCAAAGTATGAATCCGAGCACAAGGCTTTCGAGGATTACAAAAAGACCGTTGATGCCGAAAAGACGACCGCTGCCAAAGAAAAGGCAGTGGAAGCCGTGCTGAAGAAAATCGGCGTATCCGAAAAGCGCTTGCAGAGCGTGGCGAAGCTGGCAAAGGCTGACGGCCTGCTTGATGCGCTGGAGCTGAACGATGACGGAGCTGTGAAAGAGGCTGACAAGCTGGAAAAGAGCTTGAAGGACAGTTACAGCGAGTACATCACCACCACCAGCACAAAGGGAGCCGACACGCCAACCCCGCCCGCCAACAGCGGCGGCGCAAATCTAACAATGGCCGACATCTACAAAAAAGATGAAAAAGGGCGCTATGTCATGGATTATGAAGCACGCCTGAAAGCCATCGAAGAAAATCTGAACAACCAGAACACATGAAAGGAGCCTTAAAATGGCAGCAACTAAAGTTGAAACCATGACCACCCCCCGCGACAGTTTGCCCAATGTCTACACCGGCGTGACTGCTCGCGAGCTGGATTTTGTGACCCGCTTTGCCGACAACTGGGAGGCACTGCGGGAAATCTACGGCATCATGCGGCCCATCCGCAAGCAGGCGGGCACCTCGCTGGTGTCTTACACAGCTAGCATTGCGCTGGAGAGCGGCACTGTGCCCGCCGGTGCTGTAATCCCCTATAGCAAAACCACTATCACCCTGGCCACAAAGGAAGACATCACCCTGCAAAAGTACGCAAAAGCCGTGCCCATCGAGGATGTGGACAAGTATGGCGCGACTATTGCCGTACAGAAGTCCGACGATGCTTTCCTCACCAAGCTGCAAAACGAGGTGATGAGCAAATTCTACACCTTCCTGAACACCGGCAGCCTGACCGGCGAAGCTGCCTCCTGGCAGGCCGCTCTGGCGAAGGCACAGGGCGAGGTGCTGAACAAGTTTGCCACCATTCAGAAGGATGTGACCGAAGTAGTCGGCTTTGCGAACATCCTGGATGCTTACGACTATCTGGGCAGTGCGCAGGTGACCGTGCAGAACGCTTTCGGCCTGACCTACATCAAGAACTTTATGGGCTATAGCACCCTGTTCCTGCTGCCCGCAACTCAGATTGCCCGCAACAAGGTCATTGCAACCCCCGCTGAGAACATTGACCTGTACTATGTTGACCCCTCTAGCGAGTTTTCGAGCCTGGGCCTGACTTACACCGTGAGCGGCGAAACTCCCCTGATCGGCTTCCACGCTCAGGGCAACTATGGCACTGCTGTGGGTGAGAGCTTTGCGGTTATGGGCATGGCGCTGTGGGCCGAGTACCTGGACGGCATTGCGGTTATCACTGTCAATCCTGCTGCGGCTAAAGCCGCTGTAAACACCAAGGGCTGATAAAAGGGGGCAGCGTAATGCTTGAAGAATTGATGCGAGAGTGCCGGAACTGGTTTAAGGTCCCAGATGGCGCGTACAGCGGCACATTTACCATCAAGGACGGCAGCATTACGCTGCCTTTTTTAGTTGATGGGCAATATTTCCGCATTATCGGGAGCGTTTTCAACGATGGCGTGCACCAGTACGGTGCTGGCGGCTTGACCGATGAAACGTTTGACGGTGCTGTGTGGGCGCTGGCTGTGCCAGCTGCCTTTATTTCTCTGGTTGAGGATGTGGAAGCATGGCGCAACAAGTATGAGAGCGCTGCAAACAGCCCGTTTCAAAGCGAGAGTTTTGCGGGGTATAGTTACACCAAATCGAGCGCGAACGGCGATTCTGGTGGTTCTGTGACGGGCTGGCAGGGTGTGTTTGCGTCCCGGCTGAACAAATGGAGAAAGCTATGAGCCTTTTAGATGATTTTTCGCATCGCTGCATCATCATGGACAAGCTGACAAAGCCTGACGGAGAAGGCGGCTATGTTACCGAGTGGAGAGAGGGCGCAGAGTTTGCGAATTACGTTGCACTGGACAGCAGCCTTGAAGCGCGGCAGGCTGAAGCGCAGGGTGTGACCAGCGTGTATACCGGCATTGTGCGTAAAGATGTGCCCATCGAGTACGGCAGCGTGTATAAGGACGTGACGACCGGGGCATATTTCCGGGTCACGAGCCGCCCGGAAGAAAAGCAAGCCCCTGCAAGCGCTTCTCCTATGCTGAACGGCTTAAAAAGTTTTACGGCTGAAAGACTGCGGGAGGGATTGCCTACATGACAAAGGGCGCTGCATTACAGCAGTTTTTCGGGCAATTTATGACCGCATACGCCAGCAACGCCGTGCCGGATGACGCTGTACTCCCATACCTGACCTATGATGCTGTGATGGATACTTGGTCAAATTCTGTATCTATCACAGTAAATATGTGGTTTCATACCACATCCGAAGCTGTGCCAAACGCAAAGGCGCAAGAGCTTTTGACGGCTCTTACAAAAGGCGACCCGACTTTGCCGTGCGATGATGGGATTATCTGGCTCAAACCCGGCTCACCGTTTAGTCAATCGCTGGCAGATGACACAGACAAAAACCTAAAACGGCGGTACATCAACGTGACCGCCGAATTTTTATGCCTAAATTGAGGTGAAAGCATGAAATTTACTCGTATTCCTGAATCTGCGTTTAAGGAACTGGTCTTGAACGCAGGCTATCTTGCAACTACGTTTGACCCGACTGCCGGTACTGCGCCGGAAGAAAGTGCGCTGCTGGGCGCCACGACTGGCGGCATCAACTTTACGGCTGTGCCAAGCTTTACCGACTTCGGCGAGGACATCGACAACTGTCCCAAGAACATGAAAGAGCTGAAGCAGATTGAATCCTGGGAAGTCAAGTGCAGTGGCACTTATGTTTCGGCATCCCCTGCCAATGTAAAAAGTATGCTTGGCGCAGCAGAGGAAACAACCACTTCCAAGGTTTCCAAAATCACGCCGCGCAACGACCTGAAAGACAGCGACTTTACCGATTTGTGGCTGCTGTGCGATTACTCTGACAAGCACGGCACTACGAACGGCGGTTTCTGCGCCATTCACATGATGAATACGCTGTCTACCGGCGGTTTCAGCTTGCAGACGGGCGACAAAGAAAAAGGCCAGATGAGCTTTGAATACACGGCGCACTACTCCATTACCGCGCAGGACACTGTGCCGTGCGAGGTGTATATCAAGGCCGGAGAGGATGAAGCATAATGCGGATTTTTTCTGAACTTAGCACTGACGAAGCGCTGGAAGTCGTTTTGCAAATCGCGCAGCCCATCACAAACCTGATCGATGATGAAGCGCTTGTAAAAGAGATGCAGAAAGTGATGCCGAAGGGCGAAACGACCCGTATTGCAATGCAGCGTTTCGGCCTTGCGAAAATCGTTAAGCTGCTGAACATTGCGTTGAAGCAGCACCGCGAGGACGTGTACGCAATCCTCGCACCGTTCAACGGCATGACGGTGGAAGAAATCGGCGAACAGAATTTCCTTATCACCTGCAAGCAAGTTTACGACCTGTTGAACGATAAGGGTTTTGTTGATTTTTTCAAATCGTATCTCGGTGGCGGGCAGAACAAGTAATCCCTGTACTGCTGAAAATGCCGAAACTGAGCGCAAAGGCGCTTGTGTCGGCGCTGCCTTACGCTTTAAAAGCTGATTTTGAAGAACAGATGTACAAGGTGTACATGACAGACAGCGCGTGGAGCCTTGTAGTAGCTGTGACAGGCGTAACGGACAGGCCAGCGAGATATATTGACATTATCCACCCGCCCAAAGTAGATACGCGGACACCAGAACAGGTGCAGGCGGGTTTCAAAGACTTTGCGGCGCGGCATGGATTGAAAGAAGCAGAGAAAAAAGCCGCCCAAACAGAGGGCGGCTAAACTTAGAAACAATTTTTGATAATGGCTTTATAGGTTGGCTCGTCAACTTCCAACAGGAAGCGCTTGCCGCTGTAACGCCATTGCGGGTCATCTATAAGCTGTATAACAACCTGATAAACGCCTTTTTGCTTGGCAGTCATTGCACCGGCAACCATGCCAGCACCACCAAACAAAGCACCGCCGACCATGCCGCGCATAACGCCGGAAGCCATAGATGTTTTGTGAGTTTCATCTACCACAGAGTAACCGGCAACAGTACGGCTGTTTAGTTCAAGTGCTGATAGACCACCAGCGTCCATAGAGACTTTGCCAAATGAAACAGACACCTTTTTGCCCATAAAATCACCGGCGATTACTGCATTTTTTGCTTTTGCCATAAAAAACACCTCCTATTGCTTAGAATACAGCAGATAAAGCAGAAATTCAAGAAGGGAGTGATAGATTGGACGTTTTTAACTTATATGCAAAATTAAGTCTGAACACAGACGACTATGAAAAAGGCGTTGAAAAGGCAAAAGGCGGCGCATCATCTTTGATGGACGTGTTCAGCGGTACGCTGCTTGGCAATGTCGTTTCAGACGGTTTGCGGACCGTAGCCAATGGGATTACGGAAATCGGGAAAACCGCTGCGAACATGGCCGTGTCGATTGGCAAGGCATCGCTGGACAGCTATGCGGACTATGAGCAGCTTGTAGGCGGCGTAGAAACGCTGTACAAAGATAGTGCGGGAATCATAGAGAGCTACGCAAAAGACGCATACAAGAATGTAGGTCTTTCAGCAAATGATTACATGGAAACATCCACATCGTTTGCGGCTGCTCTGGTTTCAAGTTTGGGCGGTGACACAGGAAAAGCCGCTGAAATGGCAAATACTGCAATTTCGGATATGTCCGATAACGCGAACAAGATGGGCACCAATATGCAGTCCATACAGGATGCATATAACGGATTTGCGAAGCAAAACTATACTATGCTCGACAATCTTAAGATCGGGTACGGCGGCACGCAAGCTGAAATGAAGCGGCTTATCAAAGAAGCTGCTGCCATGACGGACACGCAGAAAGAGCTTGGCGTAACGGTCGATTCAAACAGTATGTCCTATGCGAACATTGTACAAGCGATTCATGTCGTGCAGGCCAACATGGGCATCATGGGAACGACCAGCAAGGAAGCTGCAACTACAATTCAAGGCAGTACAGCGTCGATGAAGAGCGCTTGGGAAAACCTGCTGACGGGTATTGCAGACCCGGAGCAAGACTTTCAAGCCTTGGTGGACAACCTTGTTGACAGCGTTATTACTGCCGGAAACAAAATTATACCGCGCATCAAAGAAATTGTGCCTACTTTGATTGATGGCTTGAGCGAACTGGTCACACAGCTTGCGCCTTATGTGAGCAGCGTGATTATGGAGCTGGAACCGACTATTGAAGAGGGCTTGCAGGCTCTTTTTGGCGGGTTAAGCAGCGTAGCAAGCGAATTGCAGCCCATTGTTGCTGATGTGTTCTCATTTTTTGGCGATGCAATTATTTCCGGGCTGACAAGCGCGATTGAAAACTCTGACTTTTCGTTCCTGCTTGACATTTTTGACAATGTTAAAACAGCAGTTGAAGAAGTCGTGCCTGTAATTGAAGAAATTGCACCAGCGCTTGTGACGGTTGGTGCAGCTGTAAAAGGCTGGCAAATCGGTACGAAAATCCAAAAGATGGTAACGGCTTTTGACGAAGCCAAGGTTGCTGTTTCTTTGTTCAGCATGGGACTTTCTGACACGGAAATTGCACAGGGTGCGCTCAATGGCACATTAAAGGCATCCGAAGTTCTTGCCGGATTGCTTACAGGGAAGATTTCTCTTATGACGTTGGCACAGGCGGCAGCAGCAAAAGCGCAAGCCGCTTTTAATGCGGTTTTGGCAGCAAACCCAATTACACTGGTTGTGGTTGCAATTGGCGCACTGGTTGGCATTTTGGCTGTGCTGTATGCAAAGAACGAAGATTTTAGAAATGGCGTTAATGCTGCATGGGATGCGATTTCTGCCAAGATTCAGGAAGTCGTTTCATTTGTACAGCCTTATGTTGAAGCAGCTATGCAGGTTATTGGGCAGGCCGTTACGCAGGTCATTACAGATTTGACCCCAGTCATACAGAGCATCGGTGAAGCGTTCATCGCTGCATGGAACCTTGTACAGACTGTATGGGCATGGGCAAGCGCATTCTTTCAGGCTATCTTCCAGGCAATTGTGGTCATCTTTACGCCGTTTGCACCGATTATCAGCGGATTCTTTCAGGGCGCGTGGATTATCATTCAAAGCATCTGGAATGTTGCGGTAAGCTTTTTCCAGACTGTATTTGATTTGATTACCGGCGTGTTCTCTACGATTGACGCTGTGTTGTCTGGTGACTTTCAGAGCGCGTGGGAGTCGATTCAGGGCATCTTTGAAGGTGTGTTTGGCTTTTTCTCTACTGTCGGCCAAAACGTTGTAGAGGGCATCAAGGGTGGCATTTCGGCTGTTTGGGGCGGTCTTGTCAGCTTCGTGCAGGGCTTGTGGGATGGCATCAAGAGTATTTTTGTCATCAATGCAAGTGATGTGAAAAACAACATGGGGTCTGACGGTAGCCACGCAGGCGGCATGGATTATGTCCCCTATAACAACTATGTTGCAAATCTGCATCGCGGCGAGATGGTTCTTACAAGCGAAGAGGCGACGCAATACCGTAAAGGCAACGAAAACGCGGCTGGCGGTATGACGTTTAACATCAATATTAACGGCATTCAGTTTTCCGATGTGAATTCTATGGCACATGCGCTAGCAAATCAGATTTCGTATGAGCTTCAGGCGCAAAGCAACAGAAAGGCGGCTGTATATGCTTAATGGATTTTGGTTGGACGGCATTTGTAGCCTTGATGTTGGGATTCGGTTGCAAAGTGGAATTACTTTCGGCCAACCGACACCCAGGGTTACATCCACGACCATTTCTGGCCGCAGTGGAGATTTGACTGAATGGGATGGAAGCTATGGTAATGTTAGTGCAACTGCGAAATGCTTTGCGCTGACGGACACTGATGTAAGCGACACTTTACCAACGATTGCAGCTTTTCTGCGTGGAACTACTTTTAGCTATCGCAGGCTTGAAACAGAGGAAGAACCAAATGTGTACAGAATGGCGCGGGTAGTTAATTTCCCAGAAACTGATATCCGGGCAAACCACCTTGCGCCATTTACCATTTCGTTGGATTGCAAACCACAGAAATACTTAAAAGACGGCGAAAATGCTGTTGAAGTCAAAAGCGGTGATTCTCTGTACAATCCAACTGTATTCCCTTCCCTTCCGCTTATCGCACTAACCATTACTAGCGATGCCAAATTACAAGTTGGGGGCACACAAATAAGTGTTACAGGTTACACCGGGCCGATGTATCTAGACTGCGAAATGATGGACGCTTATAAAGAAGCGATAAACTTAAATAAATATGTAACTGCGCCTGAATTTCCCACTCTGGGGGCAGGAGCTACACAAATCAGTTGGAGCGGCGGCATTAGCAAGTGCGAAATCACACCTAGATGGTGGACGTTGTAGGAGGTGTAAATCATTAGCTATCCGAGATATTATGACGGCACGACGGGGCTTAAGGGCAACGGCGTGGGGGTGCTGCGGGATGCTGTGCGCTGCACCGTGACAGAGGAGCGCAACGGCGCGTTTGAACTGGAAATGGTCTATCCCATCACCGGGCAGTATTACAGCAGCCTGGCGCTGCGCGGGCTGATTCTGGCAAAGCCGAACCCCTACGGCGACGCGCAGTATTTCCGCATTTATAAAATCAGCCGCCCCATCAATGGACAGGTGACGGTCAACGCGCAGCACATCAGCTACGATTTGAGCGGCATCCCGGTGGGACCGTGTAAGGCGTTGAACGCAGTCGACGCCTTGCAGCAGCTTAAAAGCCATGCGGCGATAAGCTGTGATTACACATTCTGGACAGACATCCAGACGGTGGCAGACTTTGCCGTGGCCGTGCCGGGCAGTCTGCGCAGCCTGCTGGGCGGCGTGGAGGGCAGCGTGCTGGATGTGTACGGCGGCGAATATGAGTGGGATAATACCACCGTCAAGCTGCACAGCCAGCGCGGCACAGACCGCGGCGTGACGATCCGCTACGGAAAGAACCTGACCGACCTGACCCAGGAAGAAAGCTGCGCCGAGGTCTACACCGGCGTCTTCCCCTATTGGGTGGACAGCGACGGCAACGTGACCCAGATCACCGGCAACCCGGTGGTCAACGTGCCGGACGGCAAGTATGACTTTGTGCGGGTGCTGACGCTGGACGTGAGCCAGGATATAAAAGAGCAGCCCACCGCCGCGCAGCTGCGGCAGGCCGCGTTGGATTATATCGCCGCCAACAAGGTGGGCGTGCCGAAGGTAAGCCTGACATTAAGCTTCGCCCAGCTGGAACAGACCGCCGAATATGCCGACAAGGCCCTGCTGGAGCGGGTGTGCCTGTGCGATACCGTACACGTGCAGTTTGCAAAGCTGGGCGTGAGCGCGGATGCGAGTTGCATCAAAACGGTCTATGACGTGCTGCTGGAACGTTACGACAGCGTAGAGCTGGGAGACGCACGCAGCAACCTGGCCAACACCGTGGCCGACATGGGCAAGACCGTACAGAGCACCGTGAACAAGACGCGCAGCGACCTGGAACGGGCCATTGACCGCGCCACACAGCTTATCACCGGCAATCTGGGAGGCTATGTGGTGCTGCACAGCTCCACCGGCGCGGATGAGCCGGACGAGATCCTTGTGATGGATAAGCCGGAAATTGAAAAGGCTACCAAGGTCTGGCGGTGGAATCTGGCCGGTTGGGGTTACAGCAGCAGCGGCTACGGCGGGCCGTACCGCCTGGCC